GCTCTTTCAGTTCTGCCTTTACAGGGAATAGCTTTGGTAAATTTGCAAGCGGTGGTATTGCTCCTGCAGGTATGACTCTTGTTGGTGAGAACGGCCCTGAGCTCTTACAATTCAACTCTTCACATCGCATTTACAATGCAAGCCAAACACGTAAGATGATTGGCGGTGAAGGAGCTAGTAAGGTAACGGTTAATATCATCAATCAATCTGGCCAACAACTAGATAGCCAACAACAAGAAACTAAGTTCGATGGCGAACAAATGATAGTTGATGTAGTAGTATCTAGTCTTATGACAAACAAAGGAGGTATGCGTGATGCCATTAAGGCAGCCGCAGTATAGCGTATGTTAGAATTCCCAAACATAAGATATCCGATATACCCTATCGATGAAACAACGCCTGATGTTAGTCGTAAGGCTCAGGTAGAAAACATGACGATGTTAACGCATCGTAAGACTACAAAAGCGTTACGATCATATTCAGTAAATTATAAGATACCGACTTCGGAATACATCAAGCTAAGGAATTTCTTTGACCAGGTAAATACTGCAGAGATATTCCTTTGGACACACCCTGAAACACTGGCCAAGATTAGAGTTAGGTTCGCTGATCAATTGCACTTCTCCGCTAGTGATTATGGTATATGGAATGGTTCTATTCAATTACAGGAGGCTTAGATGTTAACGCTATCAACCGCATCTATCATCGAAAAGAATAAGATATCCTCCACTGGAGCATGGGTAATGGCTATTGGGCTACACCACCCGGAAGGCAATATCCTTCTGGTGAATAACTCAGAGGATTTGACATTAGGCGGCAAGCAGTATACGGCGTTCCCATTCAAGTTAGAGGACATCAACGAGGACACTAAGCAGATGCCTAACGTTAAACTCTCTGTAGCGAATGTAACCGGTACTATCCAAAGGCTAGTAGAAAAGAATAAAGGCCTCACAGATTGTGAGGTCAATATTCGAATATTCAATACTAACTTACCGGACATCATTGAACTAGAAGAAACGTTCATCATTAATGCATCCCAATCTAAAGCAGACTGGGTAGTATTCACATTAGGCACAGACTTCTCATTTTCTCGTAGGTTCCCACCTGTTCGAGTGATGAAAGACTACTGTCCTTTTAAATTTAAGTCTGTAGAGTGCGGATATAAAGGTTATGCACAATCATGTAACAAAACTCTAAAACGCTGTCGTGAGTTAAATAACAGCGTTAGATTTGGCGGTGAGCCAACAATACCACAAGGGGGCTTATATGCGTCTAACTCTAAATGACCTAGTAGGAACTCCGTGGAAAGAGTTGCCTTGTTGGGAGCTTGTGGTAGAGGTGTACAAGAGAGCTGGTATTCAGCTAGGCCCATATATGACATATTGGCCAGATATGAACTCTCCTTGGCACGAAGTCAAGGAGCCGGAAGTAGGGGACATAATTGTCATGAACCTCTACGGTAATAATGCTGATCATATCGCAGTATATGTAGGCGAAGGTAAGATGATACATTCTACTGAATACGCGGGCGTATGTATCGTACCAATGGATAGGCTAAGGAAACGCATATTAGGAGTGTACAGGCACAAGGAGGCTCAAAATGATTAGATTAGTAATTGCTCGAAACCCATTCGACCTTACCACTAAACAAGAGACTCTTGTACCTTTTGTTGAAGGTAAAAAGCTTAACCAATATTTCACTGAACCAGGTGAATGGGTGTACTCCATAAATGGTGAGTTAGTAGATGATACCGCATCACCTACAGACGAAGCCTATGTAGTGGTATTACCTAAACTTGAAAAGCAAGCGCTTGGTATTCTGTTATCTATTGGTTTATCTATTGCAACTGCCGGTATCGCTTCCGGTGCGATATTCGGTATTACAAGCGTGTTAGGTCGTACGCTCGCAGCAATGGCTATAGGTATGATTGGTAACGCGATCATATCTAAAATAGCTGCACCTAAGACAGATAGCTCTAATACAGAGCAGTCCGCTACTTATGGGTGGCAAGGTGCACAGACTATTATTGGCCAAGGGCATCCTTTAGCTATAACCTATGGTAAGTGTAAAAGTGCAGGTATGCTTATATCTCGCCATGTAACGAGCGACGGAAGTAAGCAATATCTTAACCTATTATACTGTGCCGGAGAGGGTCCTATTGATGCTATAACGGACGTTAAATTAAACGGTAACCCTATTGGTAACTATAAAGAAGTTCAACTCGATGTAAGACTTGGCACAAATGACCAAGAGATTATCCCTAACTTTAATGATAACTATGCTGACCAACCTTTGACGTATGAGCTTACCAACGACTGGTCAATACATCAAACGCAAGGTAACTTATCTACCGCGCTAGAGGTTACTATATCACTTCCTAACGGCTTGTACTATTCAAACGACCAGGGCGGACTAAGTGAAACCTCAGTCACTATTGAAGGCGGTTATCGTAAAGTTGGTTCTGCAGAGTGGATACCATTACCGATTAGTAATAATGGTGGCCAAAGTGCAATGCTTGAAAAGACAGATAATCGTTGGTTTAAACGTAACAGTCATTCAAGAACGTCTATCGATAATAGCCAATATACTGGTGTTATTAAGGATAGCTCAAACAAGGCTATCTATCGTGTGTTCCGGTTCGATGTGAAGGAACCAGGACAGTACGAAGTCCGTATGCGGTGTGCACATAAGGACGGTAACTCTAACCGCCATGTGAACAAAGTATATTGGTCGCAGTTAACTCAGATTGTATATGATGATTTCATTCATCCTGGTAAGGTACTTATCGGTATAAAAGCATTAGCTACTGACCAATTAAATGGTAATGATCCAAACGTAACATGGATACAAGAGCGTAAAACAGTATGGGTATTTAATACCTACACTGGAGCGTATGAGTTTAAACCGGCTAATAATCCGGCATGGGCTTGTTACGATATCCTTCATCATTGCCGTAAGATTGGCGATGAGTATGTAGTTAAAGGTGCTCCTCGCGAACGCTTCGTATATGACGCATTTAAGGCTTGGGCGGATAAGTGCGACGAGAAGCATATTACATTTAATTACATTTACGACAATGCTAGCCAAGTATGGGATGCGCTTAAATACGCTGAGAATGTAGGTAGAGGTAAGGTAATACCTTTAGGTACTCGGTTTAGTTGTATTTATGACTATGCTGCTACACCTACTCAGCTATTCACTGTAGGTAATATCAAGATGGACTCCTTTATGGAAGAGTTCCAGGCTACATCATCTAGGGCAAATGCTATCGAGGTATCTTTCCTTAATAAAGCTAAGGACTATGAGCGTGATGTACTTCCTGTATTCAGTGAAGAATATGACGTGACTACATCACTAGCCAGTCCGACGCAAGTCGAACTCATGGGATGTGTGGATGTAGACCAAGCCTACAATTACGCTAAACACTACCTAAGAGCGAATAAATACGAAGTGCGAACTTGTACTTTCGAGGCTTTCACAGACGCCATCGCGTGCACGATAGGGGATGTAATCCTATTACAGCATGATGTGACAGACTGGGGACAAGGTGGTCGTGTAGAGTTTGCTGTAGGCAATAAGGTAATCCTTGATAGAGAGGTTACTTTTGAACAAGGTAAGACTTATAGGCTCATGGTGCGTAACGCTAAAACGGATGCTTTAGAGTCTTACGACGTAACTGGTGTAACCGGTAAGACCTTAACGCTTGCTAGTAATGCGGTTATTCAGATCGACGATTTATATACCTACGGTGAAGCTACAAAAGAAGCTAAACCGTTTAGGGTATTATCCATTAGCAAGTCTAATTCTGAAATGACACGTAAGATATCCTGTATTGAATACTACCCTGAGTTGTACGCCGGTGATGATGGATCAGTACCAATCATAGACTACACAACGAAGTCTGACGTGATTAAGGTTATTAACTTGGTCTTAATTGCTGATATTAAGACATTAAAAGACGGTACTGTTCTCTGTGATATCAACGGTACTTGGCAACTGCCAAGGGGCAAAGTGGCCAAAAATATCATCGTGTATTACAAGCCTGTAACCGCAAAGGAGTGGCAACAGTTCAAAGTATTAGATGGTAGTGCTACTAGCGTGACTATTCCAAGTGTAGCAACTGACGTTAACTACGACGTTAAGATTGTATGCACAAATAATACTGGTGCTGCGTATGAAGGTGTGGAGCGTGCAGTGTATGTGAGTGGTAAGGAAATACCACCGGCTACACCTAAAGGCTTTAAGGTAACGCAGGACGCAGTAAATAGTAGCGTACTTCACTTATCATGGGAACCTAATACAGAGGCTGACCTACATGGATACACACTATATGACGGTAACGATGTAGTGTTAATTAAGCATATAGGCGGTACATCTTACTCGTACTTCATTCCTAATACTGGTAATTACCAATTCAAGCTATCGGCTATTGATACATCCGGTAATGAAAGTGGTAAGGCTGAAGCACGTATTACGGCGACTGTATCTGCTGAGAGCGTAGCTACACCAAATGCGCCTGCTCGTGGTGAAGTGACAATTGGTAAGACAATCGTTGCTGCATGGGACCCAGTAGAAAATACCTACATCGATTACTACGAAGTTCGACATGATAGTAATGTTGGCCAAGCTAATAATATGCTAGCCAAGACTACAGATATCCGCTCTGAAATTAAGTTATCGGCTCGCAGAGGTGCGGTATTCGTTTACGCTCACAATCCTGTTAAAGGTTATGGTCCGGCTCTTAGACTTGACTATAACGCAGTAGTTCCTAAAGCTCCGACGAATGTCAAGGTAAAAGGTAATATTACAGGTGTAAGCGTGGTCTTTGATAGCATACCGGATACTTGTATAGGCGCTAACATTTACATTGATACAGAGAAGTATTTTGTAACTACAAATGTAAATATGATACCTCATGACCCAGGTATCTTGAATGTAAAAGTAGCGTATGTGGATGTATTTGGTGAGGGTGCGTACTCTGATATCGTTGGGACTTCAGTACCGGCTAGCATTGACCCGGCTTTAATCGATAAGGAAGCTCTCGGCATTAAGTCTATGGACGAAAAGATTAAGGAGCTTACAAAGACTGCTAATGAATATTCTACTGAAGTTAAAAGCTTAACCACTAATATGGCCACTCAATTTAGCCAATTAGAAAACGGCATTGACTTAAAATTGAAAGCATTAAATGGTGATGAGTTAGTTAGTCGAATCAATCTGAGTTCTGCAGGAACAAGAATTGCCGGTAAGTTGCTTCATGTAACCGGTGATGCTCTGTTTGACAATAACATCATTACTAAACAGATGCTCGCTGCTAAAGCCGTGTCTGCAGATAAGATGGACGTCGGAGAGTTAAGCGCGATCAGTGGTAACCTTGGGACTGTAACAGGCGGTAAGATTATCGGCGGCACGATCCAAAATAAAACCGGTACATTCAAAGTTGACGCTAACGGTAACATCGTAGGCGCTAATATCACAGGCTCACGTATTGACGCACAGTCAATTATGCAAGCAGGCTTTAAGATTAGAAACATTGATGTACAAATCTATAAAGTACGTCATGGTGACTGGTGCCCACTACCAGAAGGGTTTACAGAGTCTCAATGTACGTTTATTCCTGTTGGCTATAAAATGACAGAAGATTATAGTGATGTAACAGGCGGTACTAGCGCTGGTCGAGAAAAATGGGCTATTGCTAATGGGCGAAGAATTGATTATTGCACAATGTATTTCCAGTCTAATATATCGAGCGGATATCACGATACTAAGCCAACCATTGGATTAAATGGTCGTGAGGCTGTTTGCCAATCGATATGGTATAGTTATTTCAGCAATCGAGACGATAACGGCTATCATAAACATATCTCCTTTGGGGAACTATACGTTCTCGTCATTGGTAAAAAGTAGTGTTACAAACCATAGATTAGACGACAATAAGGAGGCTATATGGTCGAACAAGATTTAACACTCCACGCTGGACAAGACTTTTCTATCAGTTATGTTGTACCGCCAGATAGCGATATGACGTTAAGTCAATATAAAGGCGCTTGTAAAATTCGCAAGCGCCCGTATGACAATATGATATTAGAGTTACATTCTGTGGTAGAGTCAAAACAGGTAAGGTTTTTTATTTCTGGCCAAGAGTCAGCAGAGAAGAAAATAAAGGGTGGCGATTATATCTACGACGCATTCCTTTATAACGATGAACACTGGCTAAAGATTGGTCAAGGTACGATTACGATCGTACCGGATATTTCTATGCATGAGTAAGGGGAGGTAACTTATCGTGGCAGATAACACATTAACTTTGAAATTTGATGAAATCTCAGCAATGGCCCTTGTCGAGAAGGTAGGAAAAGAGATTATACTGCCTATTGTTGAGGGTGCTGGCAAAAGTGCCTATGCTATCGCAGTAGCACATGGGTATAAAGGTACTGAAAGTGAATGGCTTGAAAGTATCAGTGGTGTACAAGGCCCGCAAGGTGTGCCAGGGCCTCAAGGCGAACCGGGGTCAATTGGTAAGCCTGGTCCTCAAGGTGAGCCAGGCAGTGCAGAACGTGCGGCGGAACTTTTAAAATCTAAAAATATTTACTTAGAAAACACGAACGTTGACACAGTAATTACTACTGTAATCGAGAAGCTGTTCGAGACCGGCTCTTTGCAAGAGGCTACTTTCAGACAACTCGAATATACTCAGCCTCGTGTAGGACAAGATTATATCGACCTCACAGGAGAACCTCATTTTAAAGTTGCCATTAATAACGGCGAGAAACGAGAGTTTGAAAGTGATAATATGCGAGTTACTATCGAGCCATTTGGGCCTAAGAATATCGAGCTCAAATATTATGATCTAAACGATAACGAACAAACCACCTTGATTATCAGAGGCACAAATGCGACTGCAGACCAAACAGAAACCGCAGACAATGGCGTAGTATATAAGAAATTTGGCGATGAGTTAGAAATTGATGTATCCAATTACGACGGAACCTCTATTTTTAAATTCGCACCGCGAACATGGGAAGTTACTGCGGAAACCAAGAAAACAATTAAAACCAACAAAAAGGTAGTATTGTTATTAAATGCCGACAGCCTAATCAATAATCAAGGCGGCGAGGCAGTACATCAATTCTCTGAGCATGAATATGTAGCTACCCCAGAGTTAGTAGTATTCAAATGTCAAACCGCTGTATCTGGCACATATATTAGTATTGCCAGTGAAGGCTATCGCTTCAGTTATTTCAGTATGGGTGATAATCGCAATCCATATTTTGTTTGGGATATGAACCAAAATAAATATGTAAATAGTGCTACAGAAACGCTTTAATAGTGATATAAGGGGAAACAATGCAAGTAATAACAGATTTTCTATGCGAAGCATGGCAAACACTGACAGACTCATTCGCAATTAAAGCCTTGCTTGCGGTAGTTGCGGAAGTCGGTATATACATGTTAGGTCTTAAACATGTGCAAGTACTAGGGATATTCATTATACTGGTATTCCTAGACCTTATAACACGTTGGGCGGCTATAGGTTATCAAATGCTTATTGATATGGGGGCAAGCCCAGAAAATATAAGCGGCTATGATAAATATATCGCCATTCCTGCCGCATGGGGTAAGGGGCTTATTAATTCGAAGCATATGAGAAAGCCTTTTGTTACAAAGGTACTAACATACTGCTTAGCGACAGCTGGGGCTTATTGTTTTGATTTCATGGCAGGGAACTATGCCTTTGCCGTAAATTTAGTATGGCTATATCTTGGCTCGGTTGAGTTTCTAAGTATCCTCGAGAATATGAGGGACGGCGGAAATGGAACAATCGCAGGGCTTTTGGATGTAGTGCACTCTAAAATTGACATGATTTTAAAGAAATAAAGGTTTGTAAGCCACGCTTACATTGTGTGGCGTGGCTTTTATGTTTGAATTTAAAAATAACGATAAAAGCACTATAAAATTATCGTTAAAAGCAGAAATAGAGGTGTATATAATGAAAATTGGCACACATTTTGATGATTATGAGTTCGCTTGCAGTTGCCATAGACATGAAGTTGATGAGAATGGGCATAATAAGTTAGATCATATTATCGACAAGCGTTTAGTGGACTTATTAGACGCAATTCGTGAACGTTTAGGCGTGCCGTTGACTGTTACAAGTGGTTATCGTTGCGAGGAACACAATGAGGAAGTAGGCGGCGTATCTAACTCTCAACACGTTTTAGGTACTGCTGCTGACATTACCTATGATGACGTTGACGTTGAGTACTTGGCTGAGGTTGCTGAGGCTTGCGGTCAAGAGTTAGGTATTGAGGGCGGTATTGGTACATATTATTATCAAGGATTCGTACACGTTGACGTACGAGGTTATGCGGCACGCTGGAATGATTTGGATTAAAGGGGGTTATTATGTATGCAAAAATTAAGACATACCTCGAAACACTTAAATCTAAGGTTACTATGCAGCGCCTTATTATTGGTGCTATTTGTGTGCTGTTCCTCTATGGCGTTGGCAGCCTCGCAAGTGGATATTTCACAGCCAGAGGCAACTATCAGCGTGCCATTGAGCGACTGGAACAAACTCAAAGAGCACTTGATGATAGCCGACGCCTCAATAGAGAGCTCAACAAACTCATTGAAACAAGCCGACAGCTTAACAATGACGCAGGCGACCGAATTAAAAGAATTGAGGGTTATCAACAGCGAGAGGGCGAAAGCCTTAACCGAATTGAGGGAAATCAACGAGAAACAGGGGCAAGAATTAGCGAAAGCCTCGAACAAAATAACAGAGCAAGAGC